GTGAAGGTGATTTTGAGGTTTTTCCTCGTGGCACAACTGAAGAGTTGAGAGTATTGCGTAAGTTTGCCAACTCTATGATTGCTTTGAATGCAATTCATGACATGCCTGTGCCTCATGAGATGCGCGCAGCGATTCTTGAACTGAATCGCTTCTATAACATGCATGTGGAAACATATCCTGTATGATGGTCTATTGCGCTGCGCGTTTCAAACCTAAAAAGAAGCGCAAAGTGAAAGGTGAAGTTGCTCGAAAGTATCGACGCTCAGAAGCAGTTTCTGGTGTGTTGAATCTTCCGAGTCTGTCATATGGACATCGTGTTGGTGCTGGCGATGCGCGAAAACTTGATTCGCTGAACTCTGATCGAATCTTTACAGAAAAAAGAGAGAGCCTGAAATACACAGGCACTTTGGTGAAAGGTATTGCTACGATGCACAAATCAAACGCAGTGCCTGTCATCGACGAAGAGCAGATGAAAGATATCTCGAGGATGCGTCGCGGATGATCGGACGCATTCTCTGTTTCTTTGGTCTGCATAAATGGGAAGGATTGTGGCGACCGAGTCGTTGCAGTTACTATCCCTTTGACATCCTTGTAAACAAAACTTGCAAACGATGCGGGAAAGTGGTTGTCCCGAAACAACCGCAACATTCATCTGACGAGGATTAATTTATGAGTATTCGTTCAAAGGCTATCGTTGAAACATTGAAGTCACTCGCATTTGTGAGTGCTGTTGGTGTTGGTTGGTATATTCTTCTTGAGATTCTTGGTCTTCGATTGGGATTGATTCTCATGCTTGTGAGTATGATGGGTTGGTTTGCTTGGTTGGTATATGATTATTATGTCAACAAGTTTACAGTTGAAGAAAAGTTTAAACTTTGATCAGTCCCTGTAAGGGAATCTGCAAACTAGACACCCAACGTGAGTATTGCGTTGGGTGTTTTCGCACAACTGGGGAAATTACTGCTTGGACAAAGTTGCCTTTGTTCGAGAAAGAGCGTATAATTAGAGAATGCAGAGAGCGTGAATATATACAAAGTAATTCCTCAATTTCTTTTGAAAGGTGATTTATGTCTAAAGTATTATTTGAATACGAAGGTCAAGTGAGCAGCGGTGGTTTGAATTCTTGGGATCGCGATTCCAACAAACGAGTCACCATTGAACTTAACGACGATGATTTGACTGTTGATGAGATGCTTAATGAGTTTATGAACTTCATGCAAGCAATCGGATATAGTTTCGAACTTGGTGATCGTTTTGAAGTCGTAAATGATTTCAAGCAAACAGAATTAAAGACTCCACCGCAGCCAACTGTTGAAGATTATAAGATCGATTTCAGCAAGTATGATGCAATTGTTGACGAAGGCGGTACTGTAATTGGTACTGTTGAGAAGAAACAAAAACCGAGCGAAGCAGAACTTGATGCTGAAGTTGCGCGCATCAAATCCGTAACGTTTGGTTTGTCAGAAGAGGCATATGAGATGATTGCCTATAACAACCTGACAAACAAAGGAGCAGTCTAATCATGCCAGCCAAAACAGGTACAAAGGGTTTCGGCAAAGGTCGTGCAAAACTTGGCTCAAAGAAGCGAAAGGCGCGTCGTAAGAAGTCGTGAGTAAAGTTAATTCAGTCACGCCCAAGTATGACATTACTTGGTATGTGAAATGGACTGCCAGTATCATTACATTGATCGGCATCACTGTACGAGCCAGCGGCATCGTTCAATTGCAATGGGTTGACCTAATGTGCAGTTGGATTGGTGCCGTTGGTTGGTTCTTTGTTGGCTTTAAATGGAACGATCGTGCGCTTATGGTTCTGAATGCTGTGATTGGTATTATTTTATTTGCTGGAATATTGAGAGTGATTTTTCTATGAAGATCTCTATCGGAAAATATTCGAAGAAAGATGACGGGCAAAAGAAATCTATTCGCATTGATCCATGGGATACATGGAACATGGCGCATACTCTTGCTGACATCATTCATCCGATGCTCAAGCAGTTGCACAAAACGAATCATGGTGCACCATATACAGATGATGAAGATGTGCCTGAGCATCTTCGTTCTACCAACGCAAAACCAAAGAAGAACGAATGGGATACTGACTCCAATCACTTCAAGCGTTGGGACTGGGTCATGAAAGAGATGATTTGGGCATTTGGTGAACTTGCTCACGATCGCGAACCAGATTTCTGCATCAAGAAAGGCAAACACAAGTGGGTCAAGAAGGAAGGTCAAGATTGGAGCGAGATGATAACTCTTGTTGAGCCAGTTTATGATATGGAAAAACAAAAAGCATACTATGCTCGCAAGAAAAATGCCTTTCGTTTGTTTGGCAAATACTATGAGAATCTTTGGGACTAAATATTTTAAATATTAAAGGAACTTATCATGCTACCAGAACTCAGAATTTACACCACACCAGATGATATCAAGTACATGTTATTCGAACAATCAGAAGTTATTTCTGATGAGATTCGTAGACATGGAATCTGGAATGCTCCTTGCCTTGACCTTTGCGAAAAGATTTTAGCAAAAGGTCATAATGGCAGAGTAATTGATATTGGTGCAGGGTTTGGTTCCTTCACCCTGCCATTGGCACTCAAACACCATGGCTACACATACACCGCATTTGAACCCCTACCAGTAATCAATGCTCAATTGTCTGCTAATATTCTTTTGAATTATTTGGATAATGTGCGCGCATATTCCTATGCGTTGAGCGATGCAGAAGGATTGCTAGATGCTCCAATGCTAGACGTATATTCCTCTGGTAATCATGGTTCATACTCATTTGATCAGAGAATCAATCAATTAAGAGGCATGGTTCCATATGAGAAATCCGATGTCTATGAATTTAGAACATTAGACAGTTTCCGTTTTGCTAATATCAAACTCATCAAAGTTTCAACTCCAGGTATGGAACTAAAGGTTCTAAATGGTATGGCTGAAACTCTTGTTAACAATAATTTCCCACCTGTTGTGTTTGAGTTGTGGGATCTTGATTGGTACAAGGAAGAAAAGGCAAAGGTATTAGACTTCTTTGCTTCTCGTGCTTACGAGCATTATGTTGTATTAGGTCAACATATGATGGCATTTAAAACGAAGGCTCAACATGATTATGTCTTGAGCAATGGTCCTGCTCCAGAACTCGGAAACTTTACTGTTCTAGAACAGTCTCATGATACAACCTCCGTTCTACAAAACCAAGCAGCATTAAAATAACTTTGTGAAAGTATCAATCATAACGCCCACGACGGGCAACCCATACCTTGCTGAATGTATTGCATCAGTAAGAGCGCAAACGTATTCAAATATTGAACATATTGTAGTTGTTGATGGTAAACAACGATGGGAAACTGCAGACGAAATTTTACTTGCTGCTGAATTTCCAAATGGAGTGAATGAACATGTTTGCGTATTACCCTATCCTACAGGTACTAATCGTTATAACGGTCATCGCGTCTACGGTGCTGCTACTTATTTCGCAGATGGCGATTATCATCTCTGGTTAGATGATGACAATATCCTAGAACCAAACCACATTGAGAGTTTGGTTAAATTAGTCCAAGAAAAGAATCTAGACTGGGCATACTCTTTACGCAAGATCATCGACAAAGATGGTAATGTTCTGTGTTTAGATGATTGCGAATCGTTGGGTATGTGGGCAAGTATTCTTCATCCTCAAGACTTCTTTGTAGATGTTAATTGTTATTTCGTCAAGAAAGAACACGCAGTCTCAATTACACCTGTTTGGTATCGCAAGTTTCGCGAACCTGGGCAGATGGAAATTGATCGAGCGATTGCTGCTGTTTTGATGCATCCTAACAATAAATTAAAGTTTGACTGTACTAGAGACTATACGGTAAAATATCGTGTGGGCAATACTGGACTTTCAGTGCAAGCAGATTTCTTCCTTCGCGGGAATGAGGCGATGCTACAACGTCATAATGGTGTGCTTCCATGGAAGAACTCGTAAGCAAATATATCACAAAGGTTGAGCGTGCTATTGACTATGGTTTAGATCAAGAGCGTTGGTTAAACAAAGAAATAACCAGACTTCGAACTAAACTTGATCAATCCGTGTTTAATCTCAATGGTATGTCTACCGCAGAAGTAAGAATTCTTCTGAACGAATTAGTAGACGAAGAAACTAGATATCTCGAGATTGGCATTCATCGCGGATCGACATTCGTTTCTGCTTTGTACAAAAATAAGTACATATCAGCAACTGCGATAGATCATTTCGGTGGACCGATGTATGGTGATGACATCATAAATTGCTTCCTTAAAAATTGTAAGGATAACAAGATTAACGACTTCACGTTAATTCGTAATGATTCGTTTAAATTGACTACTCAGCAAAAAAATGACATCAAAGACATTAATTTTTATTTCTATGATGGCGGACATAACGCTCTAGAACAAGAAATGGCTTTGACCTACTATTATGATAACTTGGCAGATGTGTTTATTTTCATTGTTGACGATTGGGTTCACATCCCAGCGAAAGAAGGCACGAGATCAGCAATTAGTAAATTAAATCTCAAGATTCACAAAGAATGGGAAATCGGTAAGCCGCAACGAGAGACCCATACGCCTGGACTAACCTGGCACAATGGTCTATATATTGCAGTATGCGAAAAACAAAAGGTGATGAATGGCTAAAACTATCAGTGATAAGATTCACGGTGAAGGAGTTGACATTTTTGCTGGTTTAAATCTTCTAGAAGAAGATCTTCAGGGCTGGGCGAGTACAGATAACTGCTTTGTTGAAATTATTGAAAACATTAAACCGAAAACCATCATTGAAGTAGGTACTTGGAAAGGTGCATCTGCTGTTAATATGGCAGCATTGGCTCTGGCGCAAGGCGTATCTAATGACGAACTTGAAGTTGTTTGCGTTGATACTTTTTTGGGTTCTGTGGAACACTATACAATGCTCTCAACATTTAATGCAGAGAATAAAAAACATGGTCGACCTTTGATTTACGATCAGTTCCTTTCCAATATTGTGCATAACAAATTAACTAAAGTCATCACACCATTTCCTATTGATTCAGGAAACGGTGCGTTGTCGTTAATTAATTGGAATGTCCAAGCAGATTTAGTTTACATTGATGCTGCTCATGACTTTGAATATGTCCAAGTTGATTTTATTCGTTATGCTAATGTTCTAAGACCAGGTGGATATATCTTAATTGATGATTGGCACCATCAACCTATTAAAGATGCCGCGAAAAGTGTTTTTGGTGATAAAGTTTTTGAAATTCATGGTAAAGCAGCGTGGATCAAGTAACAACATTAATTGATAGAGTTGAGTCTGCTCTCAAGGCAGCAAATGACAATCAAACCAAACTAACAGAACAACAGTTTTCTGGCTTGGCTGGATTGTCTGGTCGAAAAATTCGAATCCTTCTGAATGAACTTCTTAAAGAAGATACGAGATATCTAGAAGTTGGAACATTCACAGGCTCAACTTTTGTAAGTGCTATGTATGGCAATAAGCCAGCATCCTCAACTGTAATTGATTCTTTCTCAGCCAGTGATAGTTGGGAAATGGACATGAAGGTTGATGTTTCCTACCACGGCATACAAGTAAAGAATGGATTGTTTTTACACTTTTTAGAAAATTGTAAACGCAATAATATCAATAACTTTACTTGTATTCAGGGAGATTGTTTCGATCTGTTGCCACCAGATAAATTTGAGATCAGAGATATTGATACATATCTTTTTGACGCAGGACATTCTAGGGAAGATCATTGTAAAGCAATTACATACTATTTAAATTGTATGGCTGATACATTTATCTATATTGTTGATGATTGGAATGATCCTATCGTCAGAGAAGGTACACGAGAAGGCTTCGGTGCATCATTTGTAAACGTTGTTAAAGAGTGGGAAATATTCTCAACTATAACTGAAGCGAATGGACAAAAATCTTATGATAAAGATTGGTGGAACGGATACTACATTGCTGTTTGCCAAAAGCCATATGCGTTTTTACTACCTGATGATGAAACAGATATAAAGTCTAGATGGTTTACCATCTCAGATACTATTGGAGAAAATAATGAGTAATCCTTGTATAGCCACAATTTTTATGCGCAATATTAACGCCAAGATGGTTGAGTTGCAGCAAACAGTTGTTAAGAAATATAACAAATCCAATATTATGCACTATCCTGTTTTGAGCGAGGCTCCGCCAGGATATACAATGGATAAGTTGATGGAGATGTTGGCAACGAAGGGACATGATGCGGTTATGTTTCTTGATGTTGATGCGTTGCCATTAACTGATAATGCTCTAGATTATTTCTTCGAGCAAGCATATGCTGGTAAGGTGATTGGTTCTGCTCAACGCAGCAATCATATTCAAAACAATCAAAATGTATTTGCTGCTCCGCATAACGTTACGGTTTCTCTCGACACATATAACAGACTTGGTCGACCCTCATTCTTGCCGAACTATCGCGGCGATGTTGCTGAAGAGTTGACATTTAAAGCCAGAGAAGGTAACATTCCAGTTGAGATCTTAATGCCATTGCGTTATGATGCGCCACCAATTCGTATGGATTGGGAACCAAAAGATGCACCACCATATTGGGATCTTGCTGATGGCATGCCAAAGTATGGTATCGGTACAACGTTTGGTACAGAAGGAAATGAAATGTTCTGGCATATGTATCAAAGTTTTCATCCAGGACAGAATGAACGTTTTATTAAGAAATGTGAGGAATTGTTAAATGGCTAATCGTAGTGATTTTTTTAATGCTAAACTGCCACGCGCAACCAAGCGCATGCTTACAATGGGTCAAGTATATGATTGGACTGGAGATCAACATGCTCGTGGCGATCTTCGTCGCGCCATGATTGCTGCTCACGCTAATCATGTTGGGTATAAAATGAAGCGTCACACAACTGAGAATCGTGATGCATCTGAGACTGAATAATGCATTCACTCAAAGAACTAAATGATTTATTGGTCTCTAAAGAGATAGAAATCAAAGAGTTTGGTGGGTGGTATCTTAAAGTTGGTAAAGATACTTGGACATTGGCGCATGATGTTTTCCATAGAAACGGAAATCCACAAAGTCTAAGAGAAAAAGGTTTATTTGACAATTACAAAAGGAAGAAACAAGATGTCGGAAATCAAAGCACTCAAACTCGTAAGTGGCGAGGAATTAGTAGTCGAAATTACATTGGAGAGCGAGAATAATGTTTCGTTCAAGAATCCTGTTGCTTGTGTGATGCAGCGTAGACAAGAAGGTCCAGTTCTTGGCTTTATGCCTTGGATGCAAGCAAGCAATGGTCCGTTTACAGTTGCAAGAGATAAGATCATTTGTCAAGCAGAAGTTGCTGATGAAGTGAAAAACGGGTATAATCAAATCTTCGGGGCAGGAATTGTTGTTCCTCCCAAGGATTTAATTTTGGGATAATATGTCCGACTTCTATACTAATATCTGCGTCTCGGGAAAGTTTATTCTTTTCCGAGGCGTAGAAAGTGACAAACGTGTTCGTCGCAAGATTGAATACCAACCCACCTTCTACTTACCATCACAACAGAAATCTGAGTTCACAACTCTTGGTGGAGAGTATGTAAACCCAATTAATCCTGGCACCATTCCTGAGTGCCGTGACTTTCTAAAGAGGTACGAAAGTGTCGACAATTTTCCTGTTTTTGGGAATAATCGCTATGAGTATGCTTATATTGCTGATGAGTATCCTGATGATATTCTTTGGGATGTCAGTAAAATACTTATTGCCTATCTTGATATCGAAGTTGGATCCGAAAATGGATTTCCAGAACCAAGAGATGCAAACGAATCAATCACCGCAATCTCTATCAAAGTTAAAGGTAATTATTTTGTGTTTGGTTGTGGCGATTACGTCAAGCATCGTGACGACGTGCACTATGCAAAGTGCAGAGATGAGTCCGATCTCATACGACGCTTCCTCGACCTATGGACAAGATGGCATCCAGATGTAGTCTCTGGGTGGAATATTGAAACCTTCGATATTCCCTATCTCGTAAATCGCATAAAGAAACTTCTTGGTGAAGAAGAAGCCAAAAAGTTATCTCCTTGGAATCGCATCAACGAACGCGAAGCCTATATTATGAATCGCAAAACTCAGGTATATGAAATGCCTGGGATTGCGATTCTTGATTACATCCAACTCTATCGCAAATTTACTTATTCACAACAAGAGTCGTACAGACTAGACAATATTGCTCACGTCGAGTTAGGTGAGAAGAAATTAGATTACTCTGAATTTGAAACTCTGCATCAACTCTACAAACACGACTATCAAAAGTTCATTGAGTATAACATCAAAGACGTTGAACTTGTCGAGAAACTCGAAGACAAGATGAAGTTAATTGAGTTGGCTTTGACTCTTGCGTATGATAACAAAGTAAACTACGATGATGTGTTCACGCAAGTGAGAATGTGGGATGCGATCGTTTATAATTACTTGCTAAAGAAAAAGATTGTTATCCCACAAATGTCAAAAGGGGATAAAAAAACTGCTTATGAAGGTGCGTATGTTAAGGATCCGATTCTTGGCATGCATGAGTGGGTTGCATCATTCGACTTGAACAGTCTGTATCCGCACTTGATCATGCAGTATAATATTTCGATGGAGACTCTGATTGAGCCAGCGAAGTATAACGACAATATGCGTGGGTTTATTCAGAATTGCGATGTTAATGTTGATAACTTGCTTTATCAGAAAGTTGATACTGATATTCTAAAAGATCTTGGTGCTACTGTAACACCAAATGGTCAGTTATTTCATATGAATAGAGGTCAGGGTGTATTGCCTGAAATTATGGATAGCATGTACAAAGATCGTACACGCTATAAGAAGTTGGCGCTGGAAGCAAAGAAGAAAATCGAAACTGTTCTTGAAGATAAGAATCAAGTTCAGTATCTCGAGAACCAAGTTGCACGATACAACAATCTTCAGTTGGCAAAGAAAGTTACTCTAAACTCTGCTTACGGTGCGCTGGGTAATCAATACTTCCGCTTCTTTGATATTCGTATCGCCGAAGGTATCACGACAGCAGGTCAGTTGTCTATTCGTTGGATTGAGAAGAAGATCAATGAGTATATGAACAATATTCTCAAAACCAAAGATGAGGATTATGTCATCGCTTCGGATACTGACTCGATCTATTTGAACATGGGTCCGCTGGTTAAAAAACTTTATCCTGATACTTCTGACACAAAGAAAGTTATCAAGTTTATGGACAAGGTTTGCGATGACAAAATCCAGCCGTTCATTGATTCTTCTTATGAAGAACTAAAAGAATATGTCAATGCGTTTCAACAGCGCATGGAAATGAAGCGTGAGTCTCTTGCTGACAAAGCAATCTGGACTGCCAAGAAGCGATATATTTTAAACGTTCATAACAGCGAAGGTGTTGCGTATGCTAAACCCAAACTCAAGATTATGGGTCTTGAGGCTGTTAAGTCATCGACGCCATCCGCTTGCCGTAAAAAGATTAAAGAAGCCATTGATATCATCATGACACAAACTCAAGATGATCTCCATAAGTTTATTGAGAAGTTTCGGCATGAGTTTAGAACATTGCCTGTTGAGGATATTGCGTTCCCAAGATCTGTAAATGGGTTGGCTGAATATGGTGATGCCGCAAATATCTTTAAGAAAGGTACACCCATTCATGTTAAAGGCGCATTGGTTTATAATCATTTCTTGAGAGCAAAGAATCTCACGAAGCGATACCAATTAATCCAAGAAGGCGAAAAGATCAAGTTTATTTACTTGAAGCAACCAAACATTTTCAATAACAATACTCTTGCTTTCTTATCTGGTATTCCGAAACAACTTGGCGCGGAACAATATATTGATCATGATCTTCAGTTTGAAAAGTCATTTCTTGAACCACTTGATATCATCTTATCGTCTATTGATTGGCATAGCGAAAAGGTGGATTCTATTGATGCGTTCTTCTCATGATTAGTATTATAATGCCAACTTTATGGAAAGGTGAGCATTACAAAAAAATGCTTCCTCAACTCGATTCACATCCATTGGTTGGTGAGATTATTGTTGTTGATAACGATACGACAGCAACTGATAAAGAAATATTTAATCTAAAAAAATTAAAATATTTACCACAAAAAGAAAACGTTTATGTAAATCCAGCATGGAACTTGGCAGTCATAGAAGCAAGTTGCGATAGCATTTGTCTGTATAGCGATGACGTTTTGTTTGATATTGATGTTCTTGAGCCACTCAGTTTGCTCATGACTCCAGAAAACGGTATATTTACTTTCTCGAGTGACAGTATCTTTGTATCCGAAGACCAAGTTTATTTTGCTGAGTGGGAGCAAAAGAACATAACGCAGAGCATTAGATTTCATTACAGATCTGGTACTTGTATGTTCATGCATAAGCAAAGTTATTATTCGATACCTGAGAACTATAAAGTCTACTATGGTGACACTCATTTGTTTGATACTAACATTCTTAATGGGAAACCAAACTATGAAATCCAAAATTACTTTTGCGTCACTAAAATGAAAACTACGTCGAAATTTTTTGATGAAATTATTAAAGAAGATAACAGACAATACAAGGAAGCAAACCCGACGGAAGCAATTCTTATAGATTTGATGAATCATAAGACATAGAGTTGCTAAACTGATAGAAATATATTATAATAATGTGATAACTGCCGTTAATTTTACAATCAATAGGTGAAAACCATGAGTCTACTCGAAAAGTTAAAGAAAAATACAACAATTAAAGATACTGCTATTCTTGCGAAATCGAAGTTCTTCGCTGCAAAGGATATGATTCAGACCAAGATTCCAGTTGTAAACGTTGCGTTCTCTGGGGATCTTGATGGCGGTTTCACTCCTGGGCTCACCATGTGGGCTGGTCCGAGTAAACACTTCAAGACTGCGTTCAGCCTCTTGATGGCTAAAGCATATCAAGACAAGTATCCTGAGTCAGTTATTCTTTTCTATGACTCAGAATTCGGCACTCCGCAAAACTATTTTACTTCATTTGGCATTGACACTGATCGTGTTGTTCACACTCCGATCACAGACGTTGAGCAATTGAAGTTTGATATTATGCAGCAGTTGACTCAGATCGAACGTGGCGAGCGCGTCATGATCGTCATTGACTCAATCGGTAACTTGGCTTCTAAGAAAGAAGTTGAGGATGCCCTTGATCAAAAGTCAGTTGCTGATATGAGTCGCGCAAAGCAAATTAAATCCCTGTTCCGTATGGTGACACCACACCTCACCCTAAAGGATATTCCGATGGTTGTAGTAAATCATACCTATAAGGAAATCGGTATGTTTCCCAAGGATATTGTCGGTGGCGGAACAGGTTCCTATTACTCGGCTGATAACATCTACATCCTTGGTCGTCAACAGGAAAAAGACGGTCAGGATTTGATTGGCTATAACTTCATCATCAACGTAGAGAAGTCGCGTTATGTTCGAGAGAAAGCCAAGATCCCTGTGACTGTTCGATTTGATGGTGGCATTAGCAAGTACAGTGGTTTACTTGAGATGGCTCTTGAGTCTGGTCATGCAACTAAACCAAACGTTGGCTGGTACGCAAAGGTCAATACTGCTACTGGCGAAGTTGATAGCAAGAAGTGGCGTTTGGCTGATACTGAATGTCCAGAATTCTGGGATAGTATTCTTGCTGATGAATCATTCAAAGAGTGGATTCGCAAAAACTATCAATTTAGTTCGGCGGTAGCAGGTAATATTGATACAGTTGCTGAGGTAGATGATGAGTAATTTGTTAAATTTACTTGCTAAACTTGAATTTTGGTATGCTCGAAAGTTTATTAAACTCGACAAGCACTATACATTTTTCTTAGATTTGAATGGTGATCCTGGATCATTCGCGATCAAGTATCTTAAGAAATATGATGGTGTTATTGTCGAGTTTAATAACGTGAAGGTTGGGGATGATGGTCAATTGACGTTTGACTATGACATCATCTCTAATCTGAATAATTGTGATGTAAAGTCTAAAAGTTTTGCGCGCTTTACTTCTAACGTAATGCGTAATATACTTACGAGTGCTCTTGAAAATGTAATGAAGGAACCGAATGAAAACAGAGAACTTGATCTTGTCGAATCTGATTCGGAACGAGACATTCATGAGGAAGGCGCTGCCGTTCCTGAAGAAAGAATATCTGACCGAAAGCCACGAAAGAAAACTCTTCGAGCAAATAAAGGAATTCATCCTAAAGTATAATAGTCTTCCTCCGATTGCGGCTCTTGAAATTTCTCTCAAAGAGTCTACGAAACTCACTGAAGTTGAGTTAAATAAGTCTCTTGAACTGTTGAAGGAAGTCTCAAGTGACAAATCAGAACAAAAACTCGAATGGCTTCTTGACACTACAGAAAAGTTTTGCCAAGAAAAGGCAATCTATAATGCTATCATGGACTCAATTCAGATTCTTGATGGCAAAGATGAAGCGAGGGGCAAAGGAAGCATTCCTACTTTGTTGTCTGATGCTTTGGGCGTTAGTTTCGATCCTCATATTGGTCACGACTTTCTGGATAATTACGCTGATCGCTACGATTTCTATCATCGTATCGAAAAAAGAATCCCGTTTGATCTTGAATACTTCAACAAGATCACTAAAGGAGGACTTCCGCAGAAGACCCTTAATATTGCTCTTGCAGGTACTGGCGTCGGCAAGTCTCTGTTTATGTGTCATGTGGCTGCTTCTTGCCTGACTCAAAACTACAATGTTCTTTATATCACACTAGAAATGGCTGAAGAGAAGATCGCTGAACGTATTGACGCGAATCTTCTCAACGTTTCCCTTGATGATCTCATGAACATGCCGAAGGACATGTATGAGAAGCGTATGGGTAAACTGAAAGAAAGAGTCAAG